TTAAGCTGTAAAGTTTTTGTAAACCGCTGTCGATCGGCCATGGAGGCCGATCGAGCCGATCACCTACAGCGCCCGTTTAGAGATGTCTGAGTGCTCTGATATCTGGCGCGGGGCGCGTTGATATCGTTGGAAAGCGGTGAATTCGTTGGTTGATTATGGTGCATGGAAGTCTGGCTTGGTTGCATCGGTGTTGCCGTGTCAAGAGTTGTGAATTCGGTAACAATTACAGGGGGTTAGGAATCTGCTCCCACATCTGAGACGTTTCCTTACTACCCCAACACGAATACTCTAACCAGACTTCCTTAATGATTCTATATAGTTAACTGGGTTAAGTGACTGAGAAAAGAATTCCAGGTTTTAGCTACCAAGGGCCCAGATGTAGCGTAGGAAGCTGGTTGACCTGGGACCATCGACGCAGGGTGTTTTAGCCCTGTTTTCTGGCTTACAACCCAGCAACCCCCTGTAATTACTACCGAATTCTGGTTGCAGAATTCGCGCCCGGCTACCTCGGTTTGGGGCTCCAGATGTTAGTGTAGCCACCTGACTACACCTCTGACTTCGCAGGGCTCTTAGCATCCCTGTAGATGTCAGCAGCGGCGCTCCTTCAGTTTCGTGAAGACATTACTACAGAATTCTCTTGCGGCCGGCAGTAGAGGGTACTGGACATCCTTGCACTGGACATCCATGCATGCGATCACCGCGCGCCCCGCTGATCGCATGCCGTGCCAAGGGTGATCGCAGTGATCCCAAAAAAAGTGGAAAATAGCTGTAGATCGGCCATGGTGGCCGATCCGCGTGATCACAAGCTCAGGGCATACATGCGACTATATATGTGCTCGCTTGGCGGATCGTGGTGCGTGGTGTAGTCTGGGTGCAGGTAGCAACTCAGCTACCTACAACACAGGAAGTGCAGCATGAGTGAGACCAACAACACGGCAGCGAGCGAGAGCAAGAGCATCGATCAGCGCAGGCAGGAGGCCGAGGCGATGGCTGCCATGGGCATGATCTCCATGGCAGGGATCGCCGGGCTGCTGATCAAGCAGGGAGAGGACCACAAGGTGGTGCAGGAGATCTGCGGTACGGTACCCTACATGGAGGCAGCCGGAGAGATCAAGCAGGCGGAACAGGAGCAGGAGGCCGCGATCACTGCTGCCACGGATGCAGTGAGGCAGGAGGAGCGCGAGCGCCGCAAGCCGGCCCCCAAGTGTGCTGGCAAGGCCATCATGAGAGCCTGTGGCAAGGCCGGCGCAGCAGCGAGCCAAGACTACTACGAGGCGTTTCTGGAGGCCGATCAGCACGCTGATCACAGGCTGATCGTACTCACCCAGATCAACATCACTAAGCGCCGTATGATCGCTCAGATTATGCGTGGCTGGGAGATGGAGCAAGCGGATCGCTGGGAGGCCGATCAGACCAGTGAGGCCGATCAACAGGAGGAGCGTGATCAGCGCCACGCGGTGCTTAAGGAGCGGTACCTGCTTAGCGAGATGCCTCCTACGTGGCTGGACCTTGGCAGGCACCTTGTACACATGGGCGGCAAGCTCAAGGGGCTGCCGATGGCCACCCACACCTGGCCGATCGGCACCTGCAATGGTAAGAGCATCGATGGGTGCGTGCGTTACAACGGGCTCGTAGCCTCTCGCAGCGAGTAGCAACCCCTCCCAGTGATCGGGCCGGCTGCCGGATGGCAGCCGGCCTTTGCTGGTCTGGGGTTGCTGGATGGCAGGGGCAGATATCTGGCACGGATGTTGCACCCCTGCACGATCCGTGCCAGTACATTCTGCGGCTCCCCCACCACCAACACCCTATATTTTGCTTATCCTATACCCTCACCGACAATATATAAAAAATCAATAAAAAAGCCTTTTAGTACGAAAATTAGAAAATATTTTCTATCGTAAACATCCAACACACTGCATGCACCGCACCATACACAGCAATCTGCAAAAGATCCCCCATGTAAGCCATTGTAATTACTAAGGAAATAACTAACACTTGTACACCGCTTGCATACCATGTTAGTTTCCCTGTAGGCAAATGCGCTTTTTATTTATGGATGTACGACGTGTTAGTCGAAGAACAAGAGAAAGTTGTATTTATTGACGACTTTAAATTTACCTTCCCTCCACCAAGACGCGGGGATGTTGTAGCCTTTTATACAGACGAGTATGACAGAAGCTCATATTTATTTGGTTTCGTAACAGTAGTTACACCAACTGGCCGCGTTCATTTGCATGTATATGACGGAAACGGAACCAGTATTAGGAAGCGTGTAGACATTGCGGATAAGAGAAGAATAAAATACAGGTGGCTTCCACTTGAGCATGCACATACATTAGAAGATGAAAAATAAGGTTGATAAAATGAATTTCGGTAAGCTACAAGAGGCAAGAACATTTGTCGTTCCCCTGCTCAGACTTCTGCACATTCCAAGGCAGAAGAGACCTCTGCGGTCCGGTGGGCGTCAGCTTGGCCCTATTGTATTTGAGCAGTTGATCCGGGCAGCAAGGCGATGGGCGAATGTGACAATGGACTACCAAGCCCTTGCCATGATTGAGCAGCACATTCAGATTCTAATGTTGCTGGAAGATAATGGCATTGATGTTGAGCATGGCAAGCTTTCTGAAGCAGAGCTGAAAGAAGGAGCAAAGATGCTCGGGCCGTCTTATATTAAGGCACTCAAGGAGCTTGGCTATAGTCCTCGCACAAGCCGAGCACCTACTGCTGCGGCGAAAGCTAAAGCTGCCAAGCTTGCTAATGAGCACAAGGAACTTAAAAAGGCACACAAGGACGCTTTGAAGTTGGTCAAGTCACTAAAGGCTGAACTCGCGTCCGCCTAAATAATTTCTGACAACTCGTAGTCAGGAGCCTCCACCGCTGATGCCGACGGTGAATAAGAGAGAAGGCAAACCCCATGGCCATGGAGGTCGATTAATACTCGACCATTAACCCGAAGACGCGTTGGTCCTTCCCTGCTTGGCTGCAGGGTTAGCGTCACGTTGAGGGCCTCCCTGAATGGAGGAGGCTAAAAACCATTAAGTAGATTTCGAGATCTGCGTATGGTCGTGTACTGGGGACGCCATCTCGGTACACGACCATTACCTTTTTGAGTGGCTTATGAGTTACAAAGACGAACTTCTCCAGCTCCTTGAAGATGAGCTGAATGTTAATCCAAGAACTATTGCGGACAGTCTTGCGCAAGTGATCAAGGGTGAAACAATCAAGAGGAAGTTTGACTCTAATGGAAATCTTGTCCAGAGAGAAGTGCTTGTTAAGCCAGACGATGCATTGCGAGGAGCGATGGTGTACGATGCTCTCCATGGTGGAAAGCTTGGCATTGCTCCAAAACAACTTGTAGGGACATCAGGCAATAAGGTTACAGAGGTCGCACATAGAAGACTATCTGTAGATACTCGCATTATTGCAAATGCCGAGCATGAGGGCTTAGGCGTTGACATTGAGCTTGAGAATATTTTTGAGAATAGCGAATGAGGACCAACCTATCATCTGAGCTTATCAGGGCATCCGCCCAGAAGATGATGATTGAGTTGCGTCTTAAAGAGGGAGGCGAGACTCCTCAACTTCTTGAAGACCTTGAGATTGCACAAGGAGCAGTTGACACTCTAAAGGAGCTTCTTAGCGGGATTGAAGATAAAGAGATTAGTGACGCACAGCTTAACCAGGAGGCAATTCAGCTTGTCATCGTTAAGACTGGACGTACTCCAAGGGAGATCACTAACATAATTGAGAGCAAAGTATCTGCTGATGCTGGAGTAACCAGGACTAAGAGCGGTGTGACCGCATCTGTCCCAAGACAGATTGCTATTCCAGATAAGGAATCTGAATCCTCAGCGAGATGGAGGCGTTGCCGAGAGGACTACGTTTACTTCTGCAAGATGGCTTGTACCATCATGTACCGTGCTGGGCTGAATCCAAAGCATCCTCTTGGTGGTTATGGTTCTTTTGAGGTAAACGAACACCAGATCAGGTTCGTTGCGGTCATAATTGACCTATGGTTGAAGGGTGTCCCTGTAAGAGTCATCCTACTTAAAGCACGCCAGCTTGGAATGACAACAGCTATCCTTGCCTTCTGGGTATGGATGATGGTTCAGAAGGACCACTTTGTTGCATTCTTCATGATTGATAAAGACCCGCATATGTATGAAAAGCGGGATATGATTATTAACTGGTTAGAGAACCTTGAGAAGCTATTCCCAGAGCAGGACATCCCGACAATTGTTGCAAAGGGTGGCAAGCGTATTGTCCTGAGCAACGGTAGTAAGATGCTGTTCGAATCTGCACATAGCCCCAACCCTGGTACTTCTGAGATGGTTCATGCGATCCATCTTAGTGAGAAGCCGAAGTGGCCTAAAGGGCGTGCAGCGTTGGTCGATAAGAGCCTGCTGCCGGGTATGCCATCTGCTCCCAATACTTTCGTTGTAGATGAATCAACGGCACAGGGTATGGGAGAGTTCTTTAAGAAGTGGGACCGCGTTATGTCCGGCAAGGAAGCTGGCTTAACAAAGACCACTCCGGTATTCCTCCCCTGGTATCTATCCCCAGAGTACAGTGCTGAGCCTCCTGAGAATTGTTATAAAGAGAGCGGGGAATTTATTTACCTAAATGAAGATATAGAAGTTTGCGAGACTGATGAGGTCGGTGACATATCAATTACAGAAGAAGAGATTGCAAATAATTTCAATTTGTCAGTCCAGCAAATTTTTTGGCGTAGAGTAACGATCAAGAATACCTACAAGGGTGTGCGTGTAGACTTTGATCAAGAGTACCCGACGACACCAGAGCATGCGTGGGCGGCTGTTGGGACTCTCTTCTTTGGTAATAATCTTGCTACTGAGGGATTGAAGCTTACACAAGAACCGATTATGGTTGGTAACATTGTTGATAAGAAAGGCAACAATGATTACAGCAGGCTTTTCTCTTGGGTGCATTATTCGCCGCAGGTTATCCCTGACCGTTCTGGTCCATTGAGGATTTATGAGCGTCCGATGAAGGGGATGAAGTATTTTATTGGTGGCGACGTTGCTGAGGGTAGACAGATTGAGTCGTCTTCAGGACTGGACCCAGACTTTAGCGTTTTGAATGTTGATGATGAGTTTGGTAAAACTGTTGCGGTATATCGTGGCAGGATTAAGCCAGAAGAGTTTGCTCACCCTGCTCTGCTTCTTGCGATTTTGTATAACCAAGCAAAGGTTAATATTGAACGCAACAGTGTTGGCGAAGCTTGTTGGGTTATGTTTAAGCAGACTGGCTACAACAAAGTTTACTTAAGAAGTGGGCATGGTCCATATGAAGATCGTGCATGGAATAAGACGTTGCCGAGCAACCGCAAGACTATGCTTATTGAACTAAGGCATCATTTGCGCAGGCATCCAGAATGCATCGTTGATAAAAATCTTGCTTATGAGGTCTCTAAGTTTATCACTAACAAGGATGGCCGGCCCGAAGCTATGAGCGGCGAGCATGATGATTGTGTTATGGCTAAGATGCATACTTGGCATATGATTTATGATCTTGTTGGAGTTAGAATTTCTGTTAAAGAGGAAGTAGTTCCAAAGCCTCATGATTTAGAATTCTCAAATGTACTGGAATATAATGGGGTCGAGTTAGGTGAGCAACTAACTAACTTTGATTCTGATGACTTTGCAATAATGGATATTTTCTAATGGCTCTTAACGTAGACAAATGG